CTCCGTTTCTGGAACACAGCATTTGCTAGACAACATCTAGTTGAACGCCGTCCCGGAATTCACGCTATGCCTAAGGTTCGACTCGTTTTTGGCGCACCCTTCACGCTACTCGCTTCAGAACTCATGTTTATATGGCCCTTGCAAACTCACCTTCTCTCTCTTCAAGACGCATCACCAATGCTCTGGGGATATGAAACCATTCTCGGTGGCTGGTATCGACTTCGAAACCACATCGCGAACACATTCGGACAACCCGGAACTGTCGTCACAATCGACTTTTCAGGATTCGACCGAGACGCTAGACACACAGTCATTCGTGACATTCACACTCACGTTATGCGTCCATGTTTCACTTTCTCAAAAGGATATCATCCTACGATCGATTACCCAGACTCTTCTAAACCCAAGATTCTACGACCCGATGACTCCTCTCTTACTCCCGAAGAAAAGATGAACAACCTATGGAATTGGATGACCGACGCGGTCACTTCAACCCCACTCCTTATGCCAGACGGAACACTCATTCGTTTCACTCACTCCGGTATTTACTCAGGTTATATGCAAACTCAAATTCTCGACTCTCTCTACAATATGGTTATGATATTCACTATCCTCTCTCGTATGGGATTCGACATTACTCGACTCAAAGTTAAAGTTCAAGGAGATGATTCTATCATCCTCTTACTTCAGCTCTTCATCGTTATAGTCGCCTCCTTTTTATCGCTCTTTACTCATTATGCCCAACTCTACTTCGGCTCTAAAGTCAGCAAAGAAAAGTCAGAAATTCTCCCTTCTCTAGATCACGCAGAAGTCCTCAAATACAAGAACAAAAACGGTATTCCTTACCGCGATGAACTTGCACTTCTAGCCCAACTCCGCCACCCGGAGAGATCTACCACACAAGAAGCTCTCGCAGCTCGTTGTGTCGGAATAGCTTACGCCGCTTGCGGCCAGCTTCCCCGAGTCTATCTTATATGTGAAGACATCTACCTCTTCCTCACAAAAAAGAAACTCATCATTCCGAAACAATCCGAACTCGACTTTTACTTCCGCTACCTTGACACATCTACGTACACATTCTTCAACCCACAAGCTTCAGAATTCCCTACCTACTATGACACTATGCAGCATCTAATGGACAGTCACACACCGCTTTCAAATAAGCAGTGGCCTCTCGACTATTTCATTGGCCTCCCAGGTCGTCGTTGATACGACGAGTTTTATTTATCTAAAACTTTTTACTACCTTAAAAAAAAAAAAAAA